CCGACTCGCTTCAGGTCATGGACCTCGAGCGCCACATCCTGAACTGGCACCCTGAGGAGTTTGTGAATGTCATCCACTACCGGCAGAATGAAGGCCAGAAGGCTTACTCAGGGGCCTACATCGTTTCCACTAACGGTCGCACGATGGACAAGGCAGAATATCTCGCGAAATATGTCCTGGACCCCCTGTGGGAAAACCGTGAGCGGATTGCGCCTCGGCATGGCGACAGTCTGGAATCCTTCTATGCCCGTCTCTCGCGTTACAATGGCATGGGTTCATTCATGAGCGGGCAGGTTATCGCCGACACGAAATACGTTGGCGAGCTCTACACGGCACCTGATTGGTGGACGTGGGCAACCCCTGGCCCCGGCAGTCTTCGGGGGCTCAACAGGGTCATGGAGCGTCCCGTTGATGCTCGCTGGACTGGCGGTAGCTGGCACCAAGCCCTCCAGGAGCTTCGTGGTGAGGTCGACAGCGCGATTCACGCCAATCAAAGCATGGACACGCTCCACGCGCAGGATCTCCAGAACTGCCTCTGCGAATTTGATAAATATGAGCGGACTCGCCTGGGCGAAGGGCGCCCCCGGTCCCGATATCCCGGAGGTAAGTGATGTTTCTCATTGGTGCAAGGAACGTGAACGACGCACTGAGTCAGGGGCTCCTCTACCTGAACACGCAGGGTGGGAAGGAGCCCAGCCGGAATGGGGAGGTCCTGGTGTCGCCCTGTCCAGTCACGACCCTGTTCGCCCTCCCCACCCACAGAGTCCTGTTCAGCCCTATTCGGGACGCCAACCCATTCTTCCATTTGATGGAGGCGCTGTGGATGCTCAGTGGGAGGGATGACCTCGCGTGGCCCCAGTTCTTCAATAGCCGCTTCGGGGAGTTCTCTGACGACGGCGCTACCCTGAACGGAGCCTACGGGTTCCGCTGGAGGCAGCACTTCGAGTTCGACCAGATTTTCGCCATCGTGCAGATGCTGAAGGCCGACCCCTCGTCCCGCCGTGCTGTCCTGCAGATGTGGGATGCCCACGACCTCCGCTCCGAGAGCAAGGACCTTCCCTGCAATACGGTAATCTACTTCCGGGTGCGCGAAGGACGCCTGGACATGACTGTCAGCAACCGGAGTAACGATATCTACTGGGGAGCTTACGGTGCGAACGCTGTGCACATGTCCATTCTGCTCGAGTTCATGGCATCGGCCATCGGCGTCGAGGTCGGATTCTACTACCAGATCAGCAACAACTATCACCTCTACACCAACCTCGACGCGCTGAATTCTGAGGCCGCGCGCGAGTTCATGGCGACACGTGTCGCCAAGGACAGCCTCTACGAACTGCGGGAAGTGACCCCAGCCAAGCTCGTCACCAAGCCAGCCGATGAGTGGATGTCTGACCTCAACGACTTCATGACCCACCCCCTGTCGCCGACGCTCTACTGCGACGACTTCTTTAAGGGGACGGCCCACCCGATGTTCGCGGCCTACTACCGCAGGAAAATGAAACTGGGGAACGGATTGGCCGAAGCCCAGCAGATCGAAGCTCCCGACTGGCGTCGTGCCAGCATTGATTGGATTGAGAGGCGCCTGTGATGGACCAGCACAAGTTGATGAAGCAGATAGACTTCATCCGTAAGGGTGGGATCACCAAGCGGTATCACACCAAGAACACCCTTAAAGACAACACCGTCGCGCATCATAGTTTCGGCGTGGCGTGGATGTGCTACCTCCTCAGTGAAGGACGCCCCTCTGCCGCCCTGCTTGTCGCCGCCCTGGCCCACGACCTCGCGGAGCAGTTGACTGGTGACATCAGCTCCCCCACCAAGCGGAAGTTCCCGGTCCTGGCTGAGATGGTGCAGGCCATGGAGTCCGAGGCCCTGGAGGAGCATGAGTTGAACCTGGAACCTGAACTCACCAACCAGGAGGCCCGCGTTCTGAAGATGGCCGACTGCATGGATGGGATGCTCTTCTGCATCAGTGAAATGGAGTTGGGCAACCGCTCCATCTACGAAGTCTTCCGTCGCTACTGTGACTACGTCGATATCCTGCGCCCCACCGGACGCGAGCATCGCGTGTTCTCCGCCATCCGCCTTCTCATGGTGCCCCATGAATCCGAACGATAACCAGGTGGGGGGATCCCACTACAAGAGTGGCTACCAGCATTGGGACTTCGTCCTGGACTGCCTCGCCGGCCTCTATCTCGAGGGCTGCATCACGAAATACGTGGCCCGCTGGCGCAAGAAGAACGGCCTTCAGGACATCCTCAAGGCCAAGCACTACCTCGAGAAGCTGATGGAGCAGTGTGACGCTGAGTATCTGGGCAAGCAGACGTTCACCTGGGAAGTGTCGCCGGTCGACCGCTTCTGCCTCGCAAACAGTCTCGGCCCCCTGGAGGGCCGAGTGATGTATCTGTGTGCGACCTGGGAGAACATGCGCGACCTGCGCGAACTGGAGGGTGTCCTTCACAAGTTAGAACACGAGGCCCGGCTTCTTGAGCAGGCGCCTGTGATCCACCCCATCTAGTTCAGCACCATGCAGAGACAGAGCCCCGAAAGGGGCTCTTTCTATTTGGTAGCGACGCCCTTGATCTTCTCGAACGTGCGAAGGCCACCCAGGCCCAGCATTCCGGTGAGGAGCTCCCAGAGGTTGTTGTCCAGACCCGGGAAATCGAGCATGGGGTGGTGAGTGGCCTGCGCGATCGCCATGACGATGGGCCGCACGAGATACTGGAAGCAGAGGGCCAGCCCGCAGACCCATCCGATGAACGGACGCCACCCGGCTACGAAGGTAGAGGAACTCGCGGCCTCAACCTTATTCACATCCATCTGACCCTGCTGGAGAGCAAGCTGGCCCTGGAGAAGGAGCATGCTCTGCGCCATCTCATCCTTCTCTTTCTGCGTCTTGTCAGGCCAGATCTTGTCGATGCCACTTTTGATGAGGTCAGCGATGCTGCCAAGGCCGGTGAGGTCCATACCCATGGTTTTGCCCCTTAAGATGTGTTAGTGGTGAACGCTGGAGGCATCTAGGGGCTGCGGGACCAAAGTTTACGCCCCACCAGCACCCCTAAATGGCCTTCACTTTTTGTATTTCTTCATGATGGCCTTGTCAGCTTTGAGGTCGGCCTTCGACCCCTCCTTGATTCCCTTGGCCTTGTCCATCTTGTCGTCCGCTCGCTTGGCGGCGGCAGGGGCATTCTTCGGGATACCGATTTCGCGCATTTGCTTGGGCTTCATTTGTTACTCCTGCTGAAGTTCTTCCAGCCGTGTTCCACCATGGTCAGTCGAAGAGCCTCGATCTCCTCGATCTGGAGCCGATCATTGACGGTGAGTCCCTGAAGTATGTTTTCATGCTTCTCAAGCTGCCGGTCGTTCTGCTTCCCATGCTCCAGGATGGTGGCGGTATCCTGCTTCAGCGCCATGGTCTGGATGCAGAGCCACCCAATCAGGGTCGTAAGAACCGCCAGCATACTCGTAAAAACATACACAACGATTTGGTCCAAGATGATGCCAATGGGGGTCCTCCTATCAGGGCTGGGTTCGGTCATGGCGTGTCCTTCGGAAGTGGGGTGTCGTAGGGATCCTCATCGTAAGGATCATCGGTATAGGGGTCAGGGGCGCTCGCCAGTAATGGTGATGTCAACTGATTCTCCCTTGTCCAGAGCGCCTTGGATCTTACTCTGCAGAATGGGAAGGGCAATGGAACCTCCGTGGATGTAGTCATCACCCAGCCGTTCCTGCCCTACCAGCACACACCCTTCGGTATTGAGATCAGTGTTCCCACTGTGGATGCGAATGCCTGTGAACCAGGGGACGTCGAGAATATGGATCATGTTCTTCTGAAATTTCTGCGAAAAGTCGATTGTCACCTTGTAGGTGCCCGAAGAAATGGCCGTCGCACCGAAGACCTTACCGGATCCATCCGGCCCCATGGGGCGGACCGCGTCTTCAAGAGTCCAGCACTCGAACCCATCGTCCACGAACAGGTGGCCGAGCGTGGACTTCTCGAAGAACTCGGTGCGGTGAAGGATGATGCGCATCACAGCTCCTAGTAGGTGACCCAGGTTCCGGGCGTTCCCGCGACCGTGCAACGGCAGCGGAACGGGGCCGCTGTCTTCCCACCCATGGCGAGGTCGGTGCCCTGTCTCCAGGTGCCCCCCGAAGGCGCCGCAGAACCCAGAATCAGGTTGCCATCTGCCGAACCAGCCGCCGAGATATTGATCTCACGCCCATAAATGGTCGCGGCAATATCCTGAAAAACGACCTGGCTGGACCACACCAGAGCCTGGGCCAGGTTGTAGATTCTGAAATCGGCCCCGCACTGAGCGACGAGGTCGTTGTTCAGGAGGAAAAACCGGTTGTTCTCCCAGAAGGAGGGGCGGGCCAAGTTCGTCGTGGGGAGGGTGATGGCGACCTGGGTGACGTTGGTGAGCGCAGAAGTGGAGTCCACGAACACCACTTTCAGGTTGCGGATATTGAACTGCTTGCAGCCGGTGAGGTCCATCCAGGCGTTCAGCGAGCCGGTGCGGACGGTGTCGTAAACATAGGTGATCTCGCCACCGCCGATGGAGAAGGACTCCACTGAGTCGTTAACTGAAGTGATATAAATGCAGGTCGATCCAGTGAGCTTTCCCCAGACTTCGCCAATGCGGATGTTACCGATCTTGTTCCCCGTAGCGTTGCGAGTCTTGAACACGCAAGCGGCAGAGTCATTGACCGTGGCCCCCTGCTGGAGACGCAGAATGCCCACGTGGACATCGAAGGGGACAGCGTTCTGCCCCTGGCAGTCGAAGCCGCAGCCAGACTTGCCGATGACGGTGATCTCACCGATGCGGGTCGGACCTTCCAGAACCGCCGGTTCGTCGTTGCCAGTGTAGACCAAAGCGCCCACATCCAGGCCGACTGCGCCCGCCGTGGGGGTCTGAAGCTGATAGAGGCCATTGTCCCCCGCGTTGTCCATGAGGATCTTGCCGATGTAACCACCGATGGTGGCAGTCCCTACGCAGACACCACCCCAACAGTTGACGCCGACCACTTCTTCGATGACGAAGTCCGTGCTGGTCCCCTGGACAGTGAGGATTCGAGGAGTTGAGCCGCTCCCAGCCGGGATGGCGCTGTTCCATCCGCGCACGGAGCCCTTGAACCGATTGGCCGAGTTGATCTCCAGTGCGGAGACGTAGTTGGTGGAGGAGCCATTGAAGGTGACGTTGATCGTGCGATGCAGCCGCACGATGCAGTCGTCGGCAGTGACAATCATCAGCGACCGGCCCGAGGAGTTCGCGTCCAGCACACCGAAGCTCTCGAAAGACGAGCCGGCGGCAGAAAGCGTGATCGTGGGTGTGGTGGTGACTGAGGCGGCGCTTTTGGTGATGAGCGTAACACCGGAGCCGATCACGATGTCGCACTTCACGGCGATGGTGATGACGTCGATGAGATACGTGCCGGCCCCACCGAGGTAGACTGGCCCCGCGCTATTGAAGAGCGCAGAGATGGCGGCGGTATCATCAGTAACGCCATCCCCTGCCGCGCCGATGCAGAAGGAGATTTCATTTTCGTTGGCGCGGTTGGCGAGGGAACGGGCTTTGCTCATGGTGGCTCCTTACGTGGCGTAGTAGGGGATTTTGTAAAGAGTCCCCAAAACAGCAATGGGGAGATACCCAGAGGGGGAGGCAGGGAGCGCCGATGCACCACCGGCTGCGCCGACTGTGCTGGCTGGGGTAGACCCCAGGCTAGGCGCTAGGGAACTATCCGATCCGAAGATGTAGCTATTGACCGCCCCTACCAATTTGTTTGTGATGGCGCCGCTGTTGTCCTCATAAGTGTTCCCCAGCACAGTAGGGGTTTTGACAGTATTGGACGCAAAATTGAGGCAATTGGTGATCGTCACATTTCCGTTGGCGACAAAATGATTGTTCGCAATCAACGCGTTATCGACGTTGGCGGCAAGCAGAATGCAATCTGTAAACGTAGTCGGCGCGGAATTGTTGGTCTGTGGCCCGAACGTATTACCCAGGATCACCGGAGCCAGCACATGGTAAGAACCTGAACCAGTCAACCGGATACCGGCCAACATCGTTCCGCCGCTACCCATGCCGAACCCGCAATTCTCGATCTTCAAACCACCAAGAGAAAGGGACGCGCCAAGCGATGCGTCCACGCCCACGGCGGCAGCGCACGTATTCACAAACTCGAAATTGCAATCCCGAATCGCCACGTTGCGGCAGCCAGTTCCGACCTGAACGGTGATCTGGCCTTTGGCTACGTCAAGCTGGCCAAACGCCATGCCTTGGAACGTGATGAGATCGTTCTGCACACCAGCGCCTAGAAGATTGACCACACTCGGTAATCCGTTCTTCGCCCGGCCCCCAAAGAAATTGATGCGGTTGCAATTGGTGAGATGGATCAAACCATCTGTCGCCCCTCCGGATCCGGCCGAGTTCAGCACGGAGCCGAAGAAGTCAACGCCAATGCAGGTATTGAGGAAGACGCAATTGTTCACCTGTTCAGTGGCCAGGAAATCGTAAAATTTGCTCTTTTGAGTGAGGCTCATGTGGAGCCCGTAAGCGCCATCCGAGACATTGATCCGCCGTCCGACCATGCTCAAGGTGGAATAGACATAAACCCCAGCCGCGCCCATGGGGGCTCCAGCCTGGGAAGTCCCGAAACCTTTATGCCCATCGATCAACAGGTTTTCGATCAACATCTGCTGGTTGTCCCAGTGGGAAACCCCAGCACCAGACTGATAGTCCACGATGGCAACCGCATGACCGTTGCCCCCAGCGCCGACCACGCTGTTACCGTGCAACCACAAATTGCGAATGGCGCAATTGTTTCCCATGCCACCGAACTTAATCAGCGGTTCCGCCTTGGTAGTGCCTGTGATGGCATTGGTGATCTTGGACCTCATCCCCGACTCGCCTTCGATGGCACAGTAGTTGGTGCCGCCTGAAGTAAAATCGATGGTTTGGGTGACCAGATACGTTCCGGCAGGGACGAACAGTGTCCCGCCGCCATTAGCCCTCAGATGAGCGATCCCGGCCAGGAAAGCTGCGGAATCATCTGTGATGCCGTCCCCCGCGGCGCCTTTGTCCTTGACGCTAATCACTTCTCTCAGCTTGGCCTGTGCATTACTTTGGACAGCCCCAGAACCGGCGGGGAGGTAGGTCACTAGTGCGGCGTCGATTCCCGTACTGTTGGTCATCTTCGCGGAGCAGAACTGCACGACGTCGCCAGCCGAAGCGCCGACTGTAAGCGTGATTGCTGTGGGGGTAGTCTCCAGGTAGTCGGCTCCGAGAATGAGCTTTGCGCCATTCTGGAACACTGAGACCGAGTTGATGCCGGGGATGTAGGAGTTAGCGAGGGCGAAGGCGGTCTGCCCCGGCGTAGCAGTCTGCGTATCCACCAGAGTGGGCTGGTTCAACACTGACGCGGCAGCCGAGCTCACGTTGTCGATGGGGTAGGGGAAGATGGTGACCCCACTGGCGTCGGTGAGGAGGAACTTGTAGGGGAGCGGCCCGAGGTAGATCTGGCCCAGCCCCGAGGAGTCGAGGATGACGGGATTGGAAAGTGGGGTCAGCCCACCAGCATCGGAGAAGACAGCCTGGGGGATCAGCGTTCCGGCGGCGTAGCACCAGAGCTTTCCACCCGGGATGGGGACCATCGCCCCCGTAGCGTTCTGCTGAAGGGGCTGAAAGACCAGGGCGGGGAGGAGCGAAGCGGTCATGGTGTGTTCTCCTGAACGGCAGTAGTCGAGGGGAGGGCCTTTTCGATCGCGTCGACAACTTTCGCCATCGAAGGGCTACCGACTTTGAGGTCCGAAGCGGCGAGCAGAAGACTCTTACCGCGAGGAGTGGTGAGCATCCACTTCGTTAGAACGCTGGGCTCGCTGAGCATACGCTGGGAGAAGGTGAGCGAGGGCGTCCCAATCTGCCCCGCCAACTGAAGATGGTTCATCAACTTGGCGAATCCATTGATGGCCCACTTGTCTTCGCCCTTCACTGTAAGCCCCAGGGACTCCTGGAACTGTGGGTTCTGGATCTTCGCTGCAAACGCAAGTGGCTGGAACCGGTAGGCTTCCGGCCGCGAGAGGTCCATGGAGTCCTTCACCGCTCTGTCGATCATATTGAGGGTGGCCGCGGCCTTCCCCTTCTGACCAAGGACTGAGGTGACGTGGGCCACTTCATCAGGTGACATCGTGCTGAGGCGATTCGCTACCTTGTCCGGGGTCAGCGTCCGGAGTTCGTTGATGATTGCCCGATTCTTGAACGGCAGAACATCGGACTTGTAGAGTTCCCGCGCGTAGCGATCGGCCTTGGCCGCGCCGGGAGAGAACTCAGCCATCTGCGCCATTGATTCTTCACTGGCATTCTGTAGTTCCTTCAGAGCCGCCGTGGCATCATTTCCAACAAGCTCACTGCCAGGGGTTCCCACCGCGCGACGCTTCTGCTGAATACCCTTGCGATAATCGGCGGTTGTGGAATACGTGGCCTGCCAATCACTGGATGAAGTGGGGGCGGGCTTGGGAGCCGCCGCCTGCCGCTCGGCCTCCAACTTGTCGAGCGAGGCCGAAATGCGAGGCATGGCAGCGTCGACTTCAAACTGCGGAGCTTTGGAGTTGTGATCCAGGACGACCCAAGCATTGGGATCTTTGCCGACGCCCTTCTGCACGATCGCCGTGTGTGGCATGGCAAGTTGATCAACCGCGTCCACACTGGCAGGGATGGGAGTGGCCTGCCCAGTCCGCAGGTTGATGATGTAGCGCGGTCGCCCCAGCTTATTCTCTTGGGCCACGCGATTGATCGCTTCCTGCGAGGCTGCGGAGTCACCTGACCCATTAGGGACGACCTCCATTCCTTCGTCAGGCGCCTTGCCTGAGAGATCCTTGATGACCTTCCGCAAGTAGGCGGTGAGGGGCTTGTTCTCATTCGCCTCGCCAACATCCGTAGCCTTCTTGAGCTCGCGTTTTGCAGTATCAAGCATCGGCTGGAGTTCGGGAGAGTCGGGGGCGAAGACAACGCCGGTGTCCAGGCCACGCGCCCGATCGAAGGCGTGGTCCACCTGCGTCTGGGCCATGAACAGATTGACGTTGCCATCTGCCTGAAGCACCTTGGCGGGATCGTCACCAGCCGCCTTGATCATTTCCACGAGTTTGACAGCCTGCTGGTTGCCAGACTTCGCAGCCTTGAGAAGGAAGTCCTCATTCTGGAACCCGAGGTCCTTCATTTTCTGCTTCAGGCCGTCGACCAACTTCAGCGCTGCGACCTGAGCCTTGGCCTGCTGCTCGGTATTGAGCTCTCCCAGGCCACCCAGCGGAGCTCCGGTCTGCAACTTGCCCAGCGCCTTGATCTTCGAGGCCGGATCTTCCACAGCATCGGCTGCCGTAGTGGGGACATTGAAGTGTTCTCCCAACGCAGCAACGGAGTCTTGACCAGCCGCACCCGTAGGCATGGGGCGCTTGGAAACGAAGTTCATCACTCTCTGCAGAATGGGGCTGAAGAGTTCGCCCGCAACATGAGTCGCAGGGATGAGCACCGCGGCAGTCGCAGCAGCGTTCGTGCGATCCTCAATACTGCCAGGAGTCGTGACGAACGTCGCGGCGGCATTAGGAGCGATCTGGGGCGTGGAACGAGCTGCGAGGGCACTGGCTCGCGAGACAATGGGCGTGACGCCTTCCTTGACGAGGGCCTTGCCCGTAGTCTGCAGAGCGGTGTTCGTCAGGGCAGTATCCACGGAAGCAGCAGTCGGAAGCGAAGCTCCTTCAGCTTCAGGACCAAGCGGACCCGCGAGAATTGCACCAGGGATGAACTTCGACGCCGAATAGAGTGGATCAGTAAAGAAACCCCCATCCTCACCAACGTTCCTCCCCTGGTTGAGATTCTGATTCTTCTGGTTGAGACGCCCGAGAGCCTGATACAACATCTCATTCCGCGAGTCGCCACCCCATGTCTGCGGTTTGGAGATCAACTGCGCGACGGCATTGGTGCCCGAGCGAAGTCCGCCTAGGAGGCTCTTACCGATCGTGCCTGTATGCCTGGAAAGGAAGTTCTCCGGATTGTCGAACCCCTGCTGAAGCATTCCAGGCCGGTAATCCGGGGCACTAGCGATGTTGATATACTGCTCCGGGGTCATACCCAGGATATGCACCGCGATATCAGCGTCGCCCATCTCGTAGGGATTCTTGTTCGGCGTTGCGTCAGGGTTAAACTTCTCCGGCGCATCAGGCCCCTTTTCCCACCCATTCTTCGTCTTGACATTGGGGCGATACCATCCCGGGCCTTCGTAGCCCTTGGGGATGTAGGCGTAGCCATCCGAGCGAAGCTGACTGGGAATGCCGCCTGGGAGGGTGACAGGCTTGAGGGCTTTCTGCCAGGGGACCCGGTGATCATCATGGACGAGGGTATCGCCATCATTGACAATCGCGTCATCGATGATCGGGTCGCTCACTGAGCACCCCCACTAGGAGGGAGCGCCGTGTGCCGCTTTCCATCACTGGCCCAGCGATACCACTTCACCGCACCCTCCTGGCCCTGCTCCTTAACACCAGGGGGCAAACCGCCTGTCGCAGAGGGGCTAGGCGAGCCCTGCGAGGCCTCAGGAGCCAGGGAAGGGTCCGAACCCGGCCCTTGGCCCACACTAACGCCATGCCGCGCAAAGAGCGCATTGACTTCAGGCAGGAGCTTCTCAGAGACCGAGTGACCGCGGAAATAATTGCCGTAGATCTGCTCCATGGCGCGGGGACGAGCACCCATGATCTTCACGAGGTTATCGATGACGCCGGCAATCTGCCCGGGAGAATTGGAGTTCTCGGAAATCTTGAGCATCCGCTCCATCTCCTTTTCATTGATCATGCCAGCACCCTTGACGATGCGCAGGATCTCGGACAACACCGGGAGCTGAACCGCTGCGTAATTCGTCGCAGAAGCTGCACCAGATATTCGAGTCTTCAGCTTGTTGGTGATCTCGTTGGCGACCTGATTGTTGCCATTCTTCAGAGCCTCGCCAAGCTGTTCGAGAAGATCGAGATGCTGGGCAGCCACGTTCACAGACTGAAGAACCTGCCCATTCCTGCCCTTGGGGCCGAACTCTTCCTTACCGACCTTGAGCTCGTTGACCGCCGTGGGGCCAAGCAGCCCAGGGAATCCATTCTTCTTGGCAAGCCAGTCACCGCGCGCGTTCATTTCCCCAGCGTGGGGAGTTCGCGTTGTGGGGTCGTAGCCCTGCCGCTCGCCTCGGCCCATCTCGTTGGCGAAGGCCTCGCGCCCGGGATCGGCGAGGGGCTTGCTGGGATCGAAGTCCGTCGGCACATCGTTCATGGCCTGCAGGACCAGACTCGCCGGGGGCTTCTCGGCAGCGATACGAGCAGTCTTTTCGGACTCGAGGTTGTGGCGCTTCGTTTCACCGAGCACCGAAGACTGGTGCTGCTGAAGAGCATTCTGGGTCTGCTCGGAAAGTCGCTGGGCCTCAGTCTGCGTGAACTGATGCATCTGCGTGGCGACAGCGTCACCGGGATACTGCGGATACTTCTGCGCGACAGCCGAGGCCTTCTCAGGGTTGACTTCCGCCAGCTTCTGTAGAGCGAGGGGCCAAGCTGCCGGCCTCTGCTCGGGGGGTAGGGCCAGAAGACCGCCGGTGACCCCGCTGGCAGCGTCGTTCTCCTGCTTCTGCTGGAGAAGCTGCGCGATGTTGGCTTCCCGCTGAGCCTTGGTGGTGGCAAGGCGTGAAAGGACGAGTTCCTGGTGGGCCTTCAGCGCAGCCGGAGTGCCGAGTTTCAGAAGCCCATACTCGTAGTCATCCTGGGTGGCGGAGTTCTTCGCCAGATCTCGCAGCTGGGAGGAGTCATCCAGCGCCTGCTGCGAGGCGATATTCTGAAGTGACATTGCCTTGGTCTGCTCATTCAGGTGCTTGTCCTGATCTGCGCGCATCCAAGACCCGACCGGGTCAATGGGGGTGACCCCATGACCGAGCTGACTGTAGACAGAAGCGTCGATCGGCATGGCTACTCCAGTCCCTTGAGGTAAGTCCAGGCGTTGACCCCGGTGCCAAGGGCATTGTTGATGGAGTTGGCGCCCGCGATCCCCGCAGCCGCGTTAGCGTTCGCGGCACCAGTGACATTCGCGCCATACTGCTGCGAGTAGAGCGACCCAGCCTGCTGATCAGCCGCATTCGCGGTCTGGCCCACACCCGCGACACCCGCGAGACGATTATACTGCTCATTGTTCTGGGCGTTCCACCGGGAGAAGGCCGAGCCGAACTCGTTGGAGGCGTAGTCCTGATTGTAGCGGGTGAGGGCCTTCAGCGTCCCACCGCCAAGAACCCCGCCGCGAGCCGCTGCGCTTCGTTCGATGGCCTTCGCTCCCTCGCCCATGCGGAAGGCGTAGCCAGGGTCGGCGATGAAGTCATTCATAGTGAACTTGCGGTTGAGATCACCGCCAGTCTTGGTCAAGTCACTGAGTTGCCCGAGCGCGGTCAGTCCCGCCGCCCGCCAGGGAGCGTTATCAGCGCGAGTGAGGTCATACTCACGCTTGGCCTCAGCGTTCGACTTGTCGGCGGCTGCGGACTGACCCTTCGCCCCCTGCTTCGCGGCATTGGCGGAAATGAGGGCCCCACCGACGACCGCCGCACCTACGACCCATCCAGCCATTAGAGTTCCTCCGAGAGACTTGCACACGAATCTGTGTAGATTCTTGCACTAAGTTTGTCAATATCGTGCTCATTGTCTGGATTGGGGTGAACTGAGAAGGCCTCAACATCATCGAGCGCAAAGATGACACGCTTGGTTCCAACAGACGTCTTAGTATAGTATGGCGCAGTTATGCTCTGAGCGCCACATTCAGTTACAACTATGATGCGCCCAGTGAGGACTGTGAGGAAGCACTCCTCCCGGTAGTAGGGAGTTGTGAACAGCGTTCCCGCGAGAATATTGGCCTGCCGAAGATAGAGTCCATCGGAGAAGTGGTGGGCGAGGCCATGATCTGCCTGGGGCATCTTCGCCAATTCAACTTCAATCTGCTCGATTGCAGCCCGCAGTTCTTCACGAGAGCCGCCGCAATCAACCAGTTGGCTGAGGTTGCTCCAGGCGATGAGAACGTCGGACATAGCGACCTGAATACCAAGTTCAGTGTCGGGGACCGTGAACACAGGATAGCTCATGAGTTGACCGCCTTGATGATTGCGAAGTTGATGGCGGGGGCTTCTGCCGCGGTGCCGCTGAAAGACCACAGAGAGATCGTGAATGAGCCGGCGGCGACATGAGTCACAAACAGCGCATACAGATTCGCGCCAGACTGCTGCGTGAGAATGATGTTGTCGGTGGCGGCGACTAGTGTGTTAGTCACGACGAATGACACTGGAGTCGTCGAGCCAGCAGCAGAGAATAGTGTGATCACACCACAGGGCTTGCTGAGTGTGACCCCGGTAGCCTGACTGGTGAGCTGAGTAACAGCCCCGCCCGCTCCTGTCGCGTAGCCGTAGCCCACCGTGGGAGAGGTCCACTTCGCACCACCAGCAAGGACTGTGTTGCCGGGGATGGTGACGACACCACCGCCACCGAGCTGAAGAGTGTTGTTCGCAGGAGTGGCGTTGCTCACACCGTAGATCAGGGCTCCGCTGCGGGCCAGGGCCTGATTGGTCCGGTCAAGGTTGTCAATAATCAGGGTATTCGCCTGAGTCGTTTCCCAACGTCCGGCGTAAGCTCCGACGAAGATAGCGTTGGCCTGCTGATAGGCGTAACCCGCGAACATCCCCAGGGCGACGTTCTTGTCGAAGGCCGCGCCTGCACCCGCCCCGAGAGCATAATAACCGACGGCGACGTTGTAGCTAGATGTTCCGTTGAATCCCCCCAGGGTATTCCGACCGAGGCAGACATTGGCAGAACCACCAACGATTCCGCTTCCCGCATAGGCACCGCAGAGAGCATTGTCCACGCCAGTAGTCAGAGCGAATGCAGCGTGGTCTCCGAAAGCGGAGTTCATTACTCCCGTGGTAAGGCCGGCTCCAGCCACGTTACCGAAGAAGGAATTCTGCCCACCACTGGTCACACTCGCGCCAGCGTTGATCCCATAATAGGTGCCCATGGCATCAAGTGTCATGGCCTTAACATTGTTGATGGTCAGATTCTTAGTTGTGGAATTGACTTGATAGTAGCCACCAGCAGTCACAAGCGAGGCATCAGCGGCGTTGTCTACGTAGAGTGTCGTGGTGTTATCCGGGATCGTAGCCAGCAGGAATGTTTGGTAGTTCGACCCGCCAGCCTTCGTGCGGTAGAGTTTCCGGCCAGTAACCCGGTAATCTGCTGACGTTGGAATAGTGACGTTCACCTGCCCATGGGTGCCATCAGTGGTTACACTACCGATGATATAGCCGCGAGTCTCCCCCAGTGCCGTCGTGTATGTGACCGCGTAGTAGTGAAGTCCCACATCAACGACTCCTGCAGCAAGAACTAGAGCAAGGGAACCGGTGTTCGGATTGGGCACTTGGTTGAAATTGAACCCGACATCTGACTGCGCCCCCACGGTGAAGGCCGCGAGCGAATCACTCAGAGTTAGGCGGATGTTGGCAGTGAGCAGTCCTCCGGTATGGAAGGCCACCGTCTTACCAGGGGTGTCAGTCCCTAGGGTGAGGTTGTTGCCCTGAACGTAGAGATAGCCATCACTCGGACCAGAAATCGTCCACGCGGCATTTGAAAATGAATTGCCATTGATGCCAAGATCAACGTAGTTCGCTGCGGGTGTAGACGCGCCATTATTGAGGATGATATCGGTGCTGGCAAGGACGCCCGCGCTCTTATTCTGGAAGCTGGCTTCGTAGTAGGTATTCTGACTACCGACCGCGTTGAAGAAGTAGACCGGCGTCGCCATCGGTGTCTGTGCATCAAGCGCAAGGACTTCACCGTCAAGGAAGGTCTTAATCCCGTCGATGTTCTCCGCACCCGTATTGTGAACGACTTTAGTGTCGTCAGCCTTGCCAGTTAGGGAAAGATGGTCCGCAGCCGTGAAATAGCCAGCGACGGAATCCGTGGCGGCAGGCATCCCTAGAGGAGAAGCACTCGTGCCAAGCCCCGCCAGGGGAGGCAGGGAACTGACTTTACTAAGAAAGGAGGCTGAGTAGCCCCCAAGCTTCTTTTGCAGAAGTTGGAACCACGCCACCCAGGGAGTCGTGATGTGACCAGTGGTATCCTGGATGGGGGCGATCGTAGGGGCGGGGCCAAGGTAGACGTCCGCAACCCCCGCCTGGGACTCTGATGTAGTGGTCTGCTGGGCAGCCGTTACAGAAGGTGCCATGGGAGAGGGCGGGATGGCGTTGGACAGCTTCCCATCCACCGCCGGGATAACACCCCACCCACCAGTGGGCTCGGCATCTACAGGGAGCAGGGGCCTCATGACTTGCCCGTTGAGATGGAAATGTCAGCGCCGAGAAGGGTGACGCGACTAGGGTCGGAAACACGAACCTGGAATACCCGATTGCGGGAAACGCCCAGTCGGTTCCACAGAACTCGCGTCCGGTAGGCGCCAATCGCACCCAGGGACATGTAGATTTCAGGGCTCCAGGTGAACCCGTAGTCGTCAGACCACGAGAGTCCGATTTGGGGATTCGCACCAACTGAAGGAGCTCCATCCAGACCGACACCCACAGACGCATCAAGCTGGAATCGCGAGTAAAACACCCGCAGAAGATTATCCATCAGGTGGGGCGAACGCCGAATGCGGATGATGGGCTGTTCATTGTCGGTGAACACCGCATTATCCATGACGTAGACATTGCCATTCTGGTAGTCGCCCACCAGATGTTTTCCGTAGCAGAAGGCATGATTCTCGCCACGGTGGCGGGACAGCACCCCATTGTTGAATGACTGGCGCTCAGACCACTGATTGGTGGCAGAATCGTAGACCCAGGTGGTCTTACCATCGGGCAGATTCAGCGCGTAGAATGAGTGCCCGCCGAATTGATACGTGTAGGCAGTCGTCGTAGAAAGATCCGCCACCTGCTGGATCGCGTATTCCACGGCGTGGTTGCTGATTCGCTTGGGGGTGAACCCCTGAGACTGCCACACGACACCTGAAGCCTTGGACCCACCGCCAAGCCAGACAACTGAGTTGTCGAACTTCTGCGCCGTGAAGGGGGCCGCGCACCCGTATTCGATGAAAGCGCCGTCAAGGCGCGTGAAGGGGAAGTCGGCACTGCCGCTATCGAACCAGACCTCTGTGGTCTCACTACCGAATAGCCAGATCTGGCGCATGTTGGAGACAATGGCTTGGACTGAGTCGGGCGAACCTTCGGCCGCGGCGAAGTCTGCGCCATCCCAGGCGAATCCATCGTAGAGACCGGAGATTGAGAACTGGTTTGACAGTGGCGGATTCGCTAGGAAGTAGCCATCCTGGAAGATGCAGGTGGTCGCGCCAACCATGCCATCAGCAACGATTTGCGTGAGAACGCCGGTCGCCATCGAAAGGATGTAGCCGTAGCGCCCATCACCGATCATAATCTGAGTGCCGTTGTCTGTGATACTGACAGAACCGGTGGAAGTGTTGAGGTTCCCCGCCACTCCCGAAGATCCATTGGCGCCCACGCGAAAGACTGTGTCTCCTGAAACCACTGCGAGGACACCGTTACTCGTGGTCCACATCCCGCGAATAGGGCCGTTGCCGTAGTTGCCGAACAGGGACTGCCCGGGGATCTGCACCAGCGAGCCAACTTCACCGTCGGCCTGCGTCTGGAGCTCGTTGATCTCCGGGAACCAGTTCACACACCGCTGGCAGTCAGCCGCGATGGACTGGAGTGTGTAGCCAGGGCCGATAAACCCAGGGAACTTCACTACTCACCAGTCAGCCAGTTGAACACGCGAGAGTGAGCCACCAAGGCCTCATCGCACTTCAACGTCATGGCTGAGGAATTGATGCGCTTGATCTGAGCGAGGGAATCTACGGCGATCTGGGCCACCACCGGACTGGGGACCACCCCATATTCAGCAGAAAGCTCCAACGCCAGATTGTAGATGATGGCCCGTTCGTATCCCGGAGGCAGCGATAGGTCGGTATTGACGTCTGCCACGGCATCCAGTTGATCCCAAGTCCACAGCACCAGTTGATTGGCGACGGAGGGCTTGGGCCAGAGATAGATGGCGCTGTTCGGGAAGTCCCCGGTCATGAAGAGCCGCGTGGGAATTGCCGAACTCACATCCTTGATGGGGATAGCCGCCCACTCGTCATCCTGCAGAATCTCGATGGGAAGTTCCAGATTTGGGATGACTGTGGTCACGCGAAGAAGAGCGCGGTCGACTCCGTTGGGACGAGTCTGTGGAGCTACCGCGATGTCACCGGAAGGGCCCAGAGTATAGATCTGTTTTCCGGCGACCAGGGTGTAGGTGTCGATGTTGCGGGTGAAGACATTTAGGTTGCTGATATTCCATGCAGCGAGCATGGAATTCAGAGCGACAAGCGCGTCCGCAGCATCCCCCGCCGCCAGGGGAGTTCCCTGAGAAACGGCGCCGAGAAGGCGAACCGCTCTGGTGAGGATGCTGCGGACTGCGGTCATGTCTACTCCGACTTCTTGGGCTTGAGGGCCATCTGTTCGGCCGAGGGCGCCGTGAAGACACCGTAGTCGGCGGGGCTGTCATACCAGCCCACGAGTTCGTCTTCCTCTTCCTCGGAGTGGACGATGAAGGGCTCGTAATCGGGGTGATACTTGTAGCGAGGGTAGACCTTGGGATCCATCTGGACTCCTACTGGAGAAGGCCGTTGGCTTTGAGGGCGGTCAGGATCGAGTTGACCGCGACCTGGATCGCGTCAGCCTGAGCCGAAGTCGTGTAGCCATACGGAGTTGAGTTGGAGGCGGCGGTTGCCGCCGGAGCGGTGATCGCGGCCGCACGAGCGACAGGAGTCGCGCCGTAGAAGCCGATGACGTCGGTGTTGGAAGAGCCGAGAACGTAACCGTCAGGGTTGGACGGAGAAACCATCTTGTTGCTGGCCGTGACGGAATTGATGGCCATGGAAAGCTCCTAGGAAGTGGTGTCGAGGACGAGGCCCAGGGCGACGAGGGCCGTCATGAGGGAGGTGAGCGCGGCGTTCGCGCCCTTGGAGCCGGTCACCGTCGGCTTGGCGACAGGGGTCGCGAGGCCGTAGAAGCCGATCAGATCGGTGGTGGCGGCACCCAGCACGAATCCGTCGGGATTCGATCCGGTAGTGACCTTGGTGCTGGCGGTGACGGAATTGGGGGAAGCCATGAAATTCTCCTAAAAGAGCCCCCAGCTCAGGCCGGGGGCTCAGTGGTTGGGGACTAGCCCTGCTGGCGGCAGGCCAGTTCGGGGTAGATCGCAGCCCAGCCGTAGAGAACGTCGAGGCGGCAGGGGAAGATGTCGTTCACGATGTCGTAGGCACGGATCAGGCGAACGGAGATCCCCAGGTGCTTGGAGGCGACCCGAGCGGCCATGTCAACACCGCCAGGGAGCGGCATATCGGCGGAGGCCAGGGTGAAGGCGTTCTGGTGGTAGATCAGGTTGGCAGGGGACACGGTGTTCGCGGCCCCCAGGACGGTGATCGCGGCACCGTCGACCGGCATGGCGCTGATGGTCTGGAACTGGCCGGAAGCGGTCAGCGCGGGGAAGATGCTGACCGAGCCGTTGCCCGAGGAATCCGAGGAGAAGTCCGCGGTGCAGACGAACTGGCGAAGCTGGCCGGTATCCTGGCGGATCTGCGGGTTGACGGAGTTCACGTTCAGAATGGTGAAGACGTCACCCTTCTTCAGCCGGGAGGCGGCAGCGGCGGTCCAGCCGCGAGTGACCAGGGTGTTGCCCGAGGAGCCGGACAGGGTGACCAGCGGGGAGCCGCCGAGAGGGCCGACCTTGTGGGCCACGACGTTCTGGTCCATGCTGAACTTCATGCCGGCAGCGAGACCCATGTTCCCCTGCTCATACTGCTCCTTGATCTGGACGGAGCTCTGGAACAGGGACTTCAGGCCGTTGACCAGCTTGCTCTGGCTCCAGGGGCTGATGACCGCGGTGAGGAGGCCGTCCATGGGACAGGCTTCATCGGCGAGCTTGGCGTTCGCGTCGAGGAAGGAGCTGAGGTCGGTGGCAGGGGTGCCAGGGGTGCCGGTCGCGTTGGCGACGGTCTGGTAAAGCAGGAGACCGTCACGGTCGATCTTGTTGGACACGACGGCCATGGCGGGCTTGATGAACCGCTTGGAGAAGTCGTCGATGTTCAGCAGCAGGTCCTTGCTGGTGAACGCGATGTCCACGCCGAACTGCGTGGTGAGGGTGACGGGAACGCTGGTCTCGGTCGAGTTCTCGATCGAGATGGTCTGACCGGTCCGGCCGACGTAGCGAGGGGGCTTGCGGACGTTGACCGTGTCGCCGATCTTGGCGCCCTGGACGGCGAACTTGTCGTCGTATTCGCGGTTCACACCCTTGGTGAAGGTGAGGTTGTTCTCCAGGACCATCGCGGCTTCACGCGTGATGGTGGAGATAGTGAGCAGAGTGCTGGACATTCAAGCTCCTAGGCTTGGGATTCCCGCCACCGTCGGTATTCTTCGAGCGACATTTCGTCAGGACTCTTGGATCCTGCGCTGCCTTTTCCGCCGGTGACTGGAGTGATGGGTTTCTTTGCGGCTGTGATCTTGACTCCGGGCTTTTTCTCTTCCGGCTTTTCCTCTTCCTTAGGGACCAGCCGGTCCTCAATGATGCCCAGAGCCTTTGCTGCAGCGATGGGGCCAAGACCAGAGATACGAGCAAGTTCTTTCGGGTGGGATGCGAGGTAATACATGAGTTCGCCGCCGACTTCCGATTCCATGAGGACTTCGTTCACGATGGGGCTGACCGGCAGATCCTCTTCGAGGAGATCCGCAAGATCAGGGTGCGCTTCATGAGCAGCATTGACCTTGTCCTGCCAAGAGGTAGTCTTAACTTCGGCTTCCTTCTTGACAACTTCCTGCTTCGTCTCTTCCAGCGCGGCCTTCCGGTCCTCTTCGCGAGTGTATTTCACGAGAGCGGCCAGAAACTCTGCCTGGGTGTCGAAGAACAGGGGGTCGGGAGCGCCAGACTTCTGAGCTTCCTCAGTCTTCGCGACTGGGGCCTCAAGTCGGGCGACCTTTGCTTCAAGTTCGCGCTTTTCAGAGACCAACTTCTCGATTCGCTTCTGGAAGCCACCCTTCTTTCTCGGGTGCTCTTCCTCCTGCTTTTCCTCAGCACCTTCGCCGAGTTTTTGCACTTCTTCCTGAACCACTTCTTCCCTCATTTCCAGGCCACCCTGAGCTTCGATGACCTTTTCAGCGGAGTCGGTGGTTGAGGTTACTACGAAATCTGACATGGAATTCTCCACGAATGTTCCCGGTGGGACCGCCGGTAGTTCTAGCCTTGAGTGGGCACTTCGCCAGCAAAGGGATCCCCGCCAGTCGATGCCGCAGAGCCAGTATGGGGCATTTGCGCCCCTGAAGCAATAGAAGTTGGAGCACTTGAAGCATTATTTGGAGCCGACGCCGGGGTACCCCCAACCTGATTCGGGTCAGGAGTCTGTGCCATTTCCTTTTCATGTTCATGCTGCATCTTGGTATCGATCAATTGAACTTCGGCGTCGTAGAGCTTGTGAGCGTCCTTCTGGTCCATCTGCATCGCGGCGATGGTCAGGTTGTTCCTGAGTTGCGCGTACGCGATGTCTTCTTTGCTCTGACGATCCTTGTCTTTCTGCACATTTTCGTCCTGCGCGTGGTTCAGCGCCTTGGTCTGCGTGTCGATCATCTGCTCCATGTCCTGGATCTTCTTGATCGCTTCGGGAGGCATCTCAGCCTTGCCCTCTTCAGTATCCGCGAGGCCCGGAGGCAGCGTTTTCTTGAGCCGATTGGAGATTTGGGTGCTGCCCTCCCAGTCCATGTTGCCGACCACGATGTCACCCGCCACATCCATGAGTTTGGGGAAGCTCTGGGTAAGCTGAAGCAGGGAGGCCAGGGCTTCCTGGCGCTTGGTTTGGTACGAAGGTCCTGAGCCCACTGTGACGTCATACTTGCCCTTCGACAAGTCAAAGATGCGGTCCACGCCGATCTCAGTGGGGGAGGGTTGATCGCCGGCCTGCGCGGCTGAGGGCCCGACCTTCACTAGCTTCTGGTTCCCATCGGGCTCCACGATCCGCACTACCCGCTCCGTGTCGTAGATCTTAGGGATCAGGTCAATGAGGATGCGCCCAGCGTGACGAATAGCTCGCGTCATGTTGTCGATGTAGTGAAAATTGCTCACCTGACCCTGGTGCTGCCGAGCGAGAATGGCCCGCCCGGTCTGCTCGTTGCCCTGCTCGCCGAGCCCTGAGGCGTAGATTCCGGTCGTGGCCTTGAGATCGTCTCGGCTCGCCATGCGAGCATGGTTGATGGCCTGGATCGGGGCCTCATAGCTGTTCCGCTGGGGCGGACCGAGCAGATTTCCCGCCACACTCTTGGGATTGTATTCCAGGAAGGGGAAGTTCCGGTCGTTGGCCTGCCCCCACTTTTCCTCGTAGCCCTCGAACTGACCAGCGGCGCCGATGAAGGGCGCCTTCGGGCTGAGTGCGATCATCTCGGTCTCAGCGCTCACCCAGTAGTTATACATCCGGGCGGGATCCTTGGCGTGGCGCACGATTCCTTCAAGGACACGCTCACCATCGACGTCCAATTCATCGCCCAGGACCGGGATAATAGGGATCCACAGCCCCGGCCAGTCCGTCTCCTCGAGGATCTCGACGGCGTTCATCTTGCACCACTTCACCACCGGCACCGCGACGGTCCGGCGAGCCTTGATGTTCATCTCGTCGGGTGCCTTCCCCTCGGGGTAGTCTTCGAGGAAGGAGGTCTTGCCGTCGTGGGTGGCGATGAGGGTCTTCGTCTCGAAGTCCTTGTAGAAATACTCGACGATTCGGCAGCCCTCGTCGCCGATCCAGCCAGGGACACCATCGCCGATGGACTGCCAGTCGGAGAAACTGGCGAGCTTCGTCTTCGGGAATGCCCGCTTGTAGTCCTCCTTCGTGTAATCCACGGCCACGAAGCACCAGTTCATGTCGCTACCGTCGGGTTCCTGCGAACTCGGGTCCATGTAGATCATGAAGGGGTTTCGCACCCGCTTGAACTTGATGATCTGGTCGAAGGACTGCGGATCTTCGTATTCGGTGATGATGCGGAAGAACCCCAGGCCCGAAGTCACCGCGGATTGACCAGCCGTATCGTAGGCGACGTCGGCGTTCGAGTCGAACTCGATGTGCCGGATCATACCCTGAAGCACGTTGGCCGTGTCCACCGTCGCTTCGCCACCGGTGGGATTCACCTGGATGGCGGGGCGGTTCTGCCGCTGCTCATTGGTCACCTGCCGGATGAACTGGGGGAGCTGATTGATGGTGAGGCACGGACGCTTGTCCAGATCACGCCGTGTCTTCGTGTAAGGATCCCACTGCTCGCCGGCCCGGAACTTCAGGTCGTCGAGCGCGAGCTCGCGATTCTTCGCTTCATCCTCCGAAGCTGCCTTGAAGCGGAGGAGGGCCTTCTCGATAAACTTCTGCGTGTCAGCCATTCATCCACCCCGTAGTTGAAAAGGAATACGTGACGTATTCCGGATTCTTCGCCACCTGCTTCAGGTGACCAGCCCTGGCAACCTCGCGCCCGCTCGCCACAAGGTAGCGGGTCGTGTCCATCAAGTGATCAAAGTCTTTGACAACCTTGCCCTTATCGTCACGTCGATACATGCGGAATTCCGCCAGCCAGTTCTGGAGGCTGCCAAAGACTTTGATTTTCCCGGTGCTGAGCCCCTGCCAGACCTTGTAGATCCCCGACTCCACCCCGTTGTCGGCTGGCTGAAGCACGAGCCCTAGGTCCTCGTAGAGGGAGAGAAGCTGGGTGCCATCCGCCTGGGACCGCCCGCGAGAGGCGGGATCAATCACGCCGTTGATCCACGATCCCCGGGCACGGATCCCCTGCACGTGGATGATCGGCTCGGCCTGCGAGCGATAATACTCGCTGTAGAGGTAGAGTGTCCCGGTCTCCAGGTCCCACGCACCCCAGATCGCCGCAGTGCGATTCCACCCGACGTCCAGCGCGAACGCTCTCGGCCAGTAGTCTGGGATCGCAAAGTCCGGCACCACGATCTCGCTCTCGAGCACAGGGTAGATGGCACCTGACCCGAGCTGCGGGATTCCCTTCGACCGAGCGTCGCGCTGGAAGGGCGGGATCGACTCCCATAGCTCCTTCTTCACTGCGTCGCTCAGATGGGGCGCATCGTCCCACGTAGCCATGATCACATACTTGCTGGACGCCGGGGCGAGCGGATCCTCCACCGCCGCGTCGTCCTTGAGCCGGCCACCAGGGAGGAAGTCCAGCACCACCTCGCTCATGCCCTGGAGTGGCGTGAAGGTCAACATCATGATGCCGTCGTTGGTCATCGTGCGGATTAGGCACTCCGTGTGGATCGAGAGTGGCGGCTCCTCGTCCTCGAGGATCACGTCCTGCTCCGTCCCCTCGAACCCCTTCCGCCCCTGCTCGTAGGACTTGAACTCCACCTGGGAGACTCCACCCCACCGACTCGCGACGTAGACCGTAGACACTGAGTCGGCGACACCGCCGCCCGCAGTCACCTTGACAATGGAGTCGTGGGGCAGCATCCCCTCGCCCCAGTGACCCACCGGCCCGAGGAGTTTGTCCTGCAGGATCTCCCGCACCTTCTGCTGAGTCACGGCGCAGGCCCACGCCTTGATGGGGCGTGTGAACCGCCGACCCACCCACCAGTCCGGATAGCGACCTGTGAGGTGAAGCGTCAACTCGTAGAGTCCGACGCCCTCAGTCTTCCCAATGCGGTTCGCCGCCAGCATCAGCCTCTGCCGATACTTGGCGCCCGCGGCGAAGAACTTCATGTGCTTGACGTAGAGCTCGCGTCGCAGCGGCCCGGTGTCCGGGTAGTAGGTCAGGAACTTCTGCCGCTTGACCCGGTTCCGCTGCTCCTGCAGCAGGGCGAGTCGTGCCAGCTTCTCCTCCCGTGACCGCTCCACCCGCGCCTCTGGGGAGGGCTGGGCGTTCCTGATGACTGGGTCATCGCTAAGGAACACAGTCTGTTCTTGGAAGGGCGTGTCCGGCACTGGTCGCAGGGCCTTCGGCGTCTTCGTGGCCCGCGGCTTCTTAGGGACGATCGCCCTAGGCATCGAGTTCCGCCAGCTTCCGATTCAGCTCCTCGTCCGTCATCTCGGTCACCGGGTCCAGGTTCTCCACCTGCTGACTGGTGAGCTTCGGGGCGTAGTAGTTCGCACACTGATTGGCGGCGTCCACCCGAGCTTCGAAGTCGGGGTAAATCGTAATTTCGCGATGGTTGCCATCCTCGTCGGTAGTCATGTGCTCGATGGGCTCGCCTCTCGCGATGCGAAGCAGGAACTCGTGGGGGAGCTCTCCGCTCTCTCGGGCCTTGATGCGCGATTCCTCGGCCCAGCGGCTCGTCGCCGTCTTGCCCTTCTTCCCGAGTCCTACGTTGCCCATTGCCATGATACCCTCACGCGTATACTCAGTATATGGCAGATTTACTCCCCGCGCAAGGAGGATTACGCAACTCCTGGGTTACGTAGAATGTAATTCCTGGGTTACACTGAATGTAATTCCTGGGTTACACTGAATAAAGTTCGTCGTGGTTGAGAATGGTGGACCAGCACAGGAACCGCGAGGCCCTAAGGGGTGCCCCCGGCACCGGGCGCCGAATTAGATGTTTGACCATGCATGTTATGACACTGAATGTTATGACACTGAATGTTACGACACTGAATGTTTGAACATGCATGTTTGAACATGAAAGTTAGAACACATATGTTGCAACATGCATGAAGGTTGAGCGTGATGCACTAAGGTTATGTGATGGTGGGCACAGTATGATGGTGGAACACGAACATTTATATAAATGGCCCCGAATGTGATGTTTGGGCACTAAGATTACCTGATGCCCAGTAATGAGGCAGATTTGGCTAGGCAAATTTTGCACCCAAGCCCTAGTTTGGGGGCAATTTTGCCCATGACTACTTACAAGGATTTTACTAACGTGGACCATATGAGCAGTTACACATTATAGTGTAGTTGACCAAACCAATGTGTAATGGGGGGACATACCCTGGAACCGCTACAGCCAAAGCACTTAGCTTTCCGTTTTACACATTTACACATTACACTTACTTTTAAAAATAATAATAAAATATATAATAAGGAGGCAGTAGTACATATATATAAGGGTTTGGTTTTAGTGTAAATGTGTAAATGTGTAAAATGTGCTGTAAACAGGGCACTTAGCTTGCACAACACAAAAACAATGTGTAAAATTCAGTATCGTTGTTTAACTTGGCACAATACTTGCCACGCGTGCGCGTTCCATATTATTAACGCTACATGGCGGCTATAAATCACTAATAATGCCCTTATGCGCGCATATCGTGTTGCACTTAACCACACTGTGTAGTATTTTGCACCTGCGCCTAACCCTTGCATTTAGGGCACTTACAGGCGTTACGTAATTTATACGTTGCATAAAGCATCATATGCCTTGGCAGTTATATTGCGTAAGTGCTGTAATACCGCAAGTTACATTTTGGCACGGCCTATGCAAATATAGGGTATGCCTTAACCGCCCCGGTTAAGCCACTTCCAAAGGTGCCCACCATGGCAAACATCAAAGCCCCCACCGCCGTCACCGCCGTCGTCACCCCTGCTGCCCCCACCAGCATCCCCGCCATCCCCGCCGTCAAGGTGCCCAAGGTGGCGCTGGGCACCATCACCGTCTTGGCCAAGGCCAACCCCAAGCGGCCCGGCACCATCGCCTACCGCACGTTCGCCCTTTACACCAACGGCATGTCCACCCACGCCTTTATCAACGCTGGCGGTTTTGGCGCGGCGCTGGCCTGGGATGTTAAGCACGGCTTTATCACCGTTACCCCTTCCTACTAGCCCATCGGCCCTGGCCCTGCCCCTTCGGGGGTGGGGCCTCCGGCCTAGCCGGCCTCCAATCCCAGCCTCACTTCTATCTACCTTCAGCTACAATGCGCGCATCGGGCGCATCCTCTCATGGGGCCTACCATGGTCAATCTTCTTAGTTTCCGCGCCAGTACCCTTTTCTGCGCCATTATCCTCACCGCCGTTGCTTTCTTCCTTGGGGGTTTCTGTGTCTAAGTTCCAGCCCATCCCGCCCTCCCTGGGCAACCTCTGCCTCAAGCACGTGCCACAGGTTCCGGCCGCCCAGCTTCAGTTGGGGCAGCTTCTTCGTAGTGGCTCCAACGATCGGCTCCAACGTGTTAGTGCTGTCTTCTCGCACGTGGTCAGCGCCCTCCCCGGGCTCAACCTTGGCGCAGCCCTCAGCCCCACCCAGTCCCTCGCACGTCTCGCGCAGGGCTGGCGCATCGTGGAACTCGCTTCTATGGGCTACGTCCGCCATGGGGCTTACCATCAGCCCAAGCGCATCGTCTACCGCACGTATTGGTGCGATCCCAAGGGCAACATCTTCGTCCCCGCCTCAGGCACTCCCAAGCTCCGCTGGGTCCGCATTGCCCAGCGCTCTCTCTAACCTACACTCAGGCCCAGCCCTCCGGGGCTGGGCCAGCACCAATCCCGGCCTCCAATCCCAGCCTCACTTCTATCTACCTTAAGCTACAATGCGCGCATTGGGCGCGTCTACTCATAGGGGTGGTCATGTCTAAATTCCTACCACAAGGTTCAGGCCCTCTGTGCCTCAAGCATGTCCCCGCCAATCCGATTATCGGCCAGCTTCTTCGTAGTGGCTCCAACGAGCGGCTCCAGGTCATCACTGGTGTCTTCTCGCACATGATCTCGGCCCTTCCTGGCCTCAACCGGGGCGTATCCATCAGCCCCACCCAGGCCCAGAATCGGCTCGCCAACGGCTGGCGCATCGTTGAACTCCGCAGCGCGGGCTATGTCCGTCATGGGTTCTACACATTCCCCAAGCGCAGCGTCAGCACCACCTACTGGCTTGATCCCAACAACCGGATCTTTGTCCCCGCTTCGGTCGCTCCGCCCTTCCGCTGGGTGCGCGTCGCTCGTCGCAACATCAGCCAACCCACCGCCTAGGAGATCACATGTCCAACATCGCTACCCTCGTTACCGCCGAAATTCTTGCATCCATGGCCCGGGACAACGGAATCACCGCGTTCAGGCTCTCTCAGGCGCAACAGTCCGCGCTTGAATCAGCCGTGGCAACCATGATGACCACGTTGATCACCGACATCGCCAGTCCGGTAAACAGCGATGTGCCCACCATTTCCACCGACTACCTCAACAAGATCCCCGGGTATCTGGGCACCGGCGGCGTGGATAACTCGCTCACCAACATCTTTGTCACCGCCGATACCTACGGCTACCCCACTTCCAAGGAGGTCTAGCATGGCCTACACCGAAACGAACTTCAAGACCAAGAAAGCGCTGAAGGAGGCCGTCGCCCTTGGGCGTCAGATCAGCGTCTACAGCCCCGGCCTCGGCACGATCCCCGCCAACGGCGAGGTCTGCGTAGAGGGCCCGCACTACCCTGAGCCTCACCGCTGGTATGCGAGAGTCAAGCTGGCTAATGGTGTGATCACCAAGGTGCTCGGATGATCATGGTCTGGCACATTGACCCTGAGTGCATCAAGCTCATCGAAACGAATTTAGGCCGGCAGATGACTGGCGCGGAGTTCATCTCGCGAGTGACCAAGATCCGAACCACCAGTGCAGTCTCTGCCGGAGCTCTCGTGCGCCACATGCGCCAGAAGGGCGAGATGGCCGACTGGGAAGAAATCTATGAGTAGCCGGTATCAGGCCGCGGAGGTCTTCAAAACCTACAAGGAGTGGCGACTGCTGAACCGCGAAGTTCTCACACATTCCGTTCCACATGGGTGGACCTGGAACAACTATGCACTCTACACCATCTCTCAAACCAAGGAGCTCACATGAGCGTCAACACTGCCCACGACTACCAGGAAAAGGTGACCCACCGGATCAGGATCACCGTGCCTGTGATC